CGTAAAGCATTGTTTAACAAGATCAAAGGGCAGGCAACGCAAGGCACAGCGGCGGGACAGTGGTCAGCTAGAAAGGCACAATTATTGGCTAAGAAGTATAAAGACGCTGGTGGAGGGTATCGTGGTTAGTAACTTAGCGCGCGTCGGATGGTAGAGTGTGATGTACCAAACAGTTTTGCGATTTGTCGAAGACTGTAACCTTGCGCAACCAGGGTTTGGTACTCTTGCTTTTTTGCCTCGTGTATCCTGCGTTTGGCACTTGCGATCCGCTGCGCTTCCCACTGATGGCGTTCGCCCCCTGCGGCGGAATTTTGACGCGCCGTCACCCATCGCAAGTTTTCAAGCCGGTTGTTTTTACGATCGCCGTCTATGTGGTCTACTTGTGGTAGCCCGTCTGGGTTTGGTAAAAACGCTTCCGCTACAAGCCGATGCACGTAACGGTGATTATTACGCCCCAGAGATACGCGCATGTACCCGGTTGTGTGCACCCAGGCGCTTAGTTGTATTACTTTCTCAGTGCGTATACGATGTGGTAAGTTTCGCTGGGGTACATCTGACCAATTTGCCCGTACGTTTCCAAAGGTGCTTATGGAATAACGCCCACCGGTTCCGCCTATATCAAGCCAAATTTCTTGCATTTGGTACTCCTTTAGGTGGATTCTAACATGGCACTACAAAAAAGTCAAAAGTCTTTAGTGCAATGGGGGCAACAACGTTGGCGTACAAAGTCTGGTAAACCGTCTTCCAAGACGGGCGAGCGGTACCTGCCGGAGGCAGCGATTAAGTCTCTGACCCCTGCGGAGTATGCAGCAACGACAAAAGCGAAACGTGCGGGTAAAGCTTCCGGTAAGCAGTTTGTGAAACAACCCCCTAAGATTGCGGCTAAGACTGCGAGATTCAGATGACAACCTCCGGCACCACTTCGTTTGATTTAGAGTTCACGGAGATCGCTGAAGAAGCGTGGGAACGTGCTGGCCGTGAAATGCGTTCGGGCTATGACCTGCGTACTGCCCGTCGTTCCATGAACATGCTGACGATTGAGTTTCAAAATCGCGGCTTAAACATGTGGACGTTTGAGCAAGGCACGATCACGCTAACTCCTGGGTTAAACACTTACGCGTTGCCTTTAGACACCATTGATCTTTTGGACCACGTTATTCGCACAGGGCAGAACACTGCGTCTACGCAAGCGGATTTGACGATTACGCGTATTAGCGTCTCGACCTACGCTACGATCCCGAACAAACTCCAATCAGCTCGGCCTATCCAAGTATGGGTGCAAAGGCTCTCAGGGCAGGTGTCGCCTACGGGGGCTACGCTTGATGGCTCGATCAACTCGTCAAACACCACGACGATTACGCTGTCCTCAACAGCAGGGCTACCTTCTGCGGGCTTCATCAGGATTGATTCAGAAGATATCTACTACGGCTACTTAGACGGTAACGTGTTAGGCGGTGTCTTCCGTGGGCAAAACGGTACGACTGCGGCGTCTCATACACATGGTGCTGCGATCTACAATCCAAACCTTCCTGCGGTAACTGTATGGCCCACCCCGGATAACAGTACGACGTACCAGTTTGTGTACTGGCGCATGCGTCGTATTCAGGATGCTGGGTCTGGCCTGCAGACGGCGGACATCAACTTCCGCTTTATTCCGGTCATCGTAGCGGGTTTGGCGTACTACATTGCGATGAAAGTGCCTGAGCTTGCTGACCGACTGCCGATGCTTAAAGCTGCGTATGATGAGCAGTTCAATTTGGCGGCGGGTGAGGATCGTGAGAAGGCTGCTGTTCGGTTTGTGCCGCGTCGTCAATTCATTGGTGGTGCTGCGTAATGGGCAACAGGTATGCAAGTGGCAAAATAGCCATTGCGATCTGTGATCGCTGTGGTTTTCGTTTTCGCCTGCGCAACCTAAAAGAATCAATTATTAAAACCAAGCGTATCAACATCTTGGTTTGCAATGAATGCTGGGACCCTGACCATCCTCAGTTGCAGTTGGGTATGTATCCGGTTGATGACCCGCAAGCACTGAGAAACCCACGGCGGGACTCGACGTACGTAACGGCGGGCGTTAATGCAGCGGGTAACTTGACTGGTGGTTCACGAGACATTCAGTGGGGGTGGGCACCCGTAGGTGGTGCGAGTAGTATTGATGCACCTTTAACGCCAAACTACTTGGTTGCCATTACATCTGTTGGTACAGTGACGGTTACAACTTCTTAAGGATTTATCATGGAAGGTAAAGCAGCAGTTCGCAAGCATGAGAAGGCCATGCACCCCGGTAAGACGCCTACGTTTGCCAAGGGCGGTAAAACCAATCTTCAGATGAAGCAGCTTGGCCGTAATTTGGCTAAAGTTGCCAATCAGAAGAAGTCTTCGTTTACGTACAAGAAATCTGGTCGGGGCAGCTAACATGAATAAGAAACCGACTAAACAACAGCCGGTCCCGGCGCCCAAAGTAGACCTCAAAAACTCAGGCTATCCTGAGAAAGACGTAAAGACCACGGGCATCAAGATTCGTGGAACTGGTGCAGCGACTAAGGGCGTGATGGCTCGCGGACCGATGGCTTAAACAATGAACTACGGCGAACTTCAAGCTAACATCCAAGACATCGTAGAGAATTCGTTCCCTGCGGCGTCTATAGCTCTGTTCGTCCGTCAGGCCGAGCAGCGGATCTACAATTTCATCCAGTTCCCGTCGCTTCGTAAAAATGTCACCGGAACGCTAACTGTAAACAACAAGTACCTATCGGCCCCTTCCGACTTTCTGTCGGTGTATTCAATGGCTGTTATCAAAGCCAATGGCGAGTACGTGTACTTGTTGAATAAAGATGTGAACTTTATCCGCGAAGCGTATCCCAGTCCTACGGAAACCGGTTTGCCTAAGCACTATGCCATTTTTGGGCCGACGTACACGGACTTTAACGAGCTGTCATTCATTGTCGGTCCTACGCCCAATTCGTCGTATTCCGTTGAGCTGCATTATTACTACTACCCCACATCGATTGTTCAGTCTGCAATTGCGTCCTTTGGTACGATTACGGTTGGGTCTGGGTATACAAATGGTACGTATTTCAATGTGCCGTTGACGGGTGGTAGTGGTTCCGGTGCGACTGCTCGGATCGTAGTTTCCGGTGGGCAGGTAGCTAGCGTAACACTGCAAAATCCTGGTGTGTTCTACGCGGTTGGGGATACATTGTCGGCAGCGGCAGCAGACATTGGTGGTACTGGCTCAAGCTTTAGCGTTCCGGTTGCTACGGTTGATAACGCCAACGGTACTTCTTGGCTGGGTGATAACTTTGACTCAGTGCTGCTCAATGCTTCGTTAGTCGAAGCTGCTCGATTTATGAAGGCTGAGCCTGATACGATTGCCGTTTACGAAAACCTGTTTACTCAATCTGTTGCACTGGCTAAACAGCTTGGTGATGGCAAACAGCGTATGGATGCGTACCGTGATGGGCAATTTAGGATGAAGGTATCGTGAGTACCATCGTTCAGACGCAGACCACAAGTTTCAAAGCGGAACTGTACGAGGCCATACATAACCTCTTAACAGATACGATCAAGATCGCCCTATACACGGCGGAAGCCACATTGGATTCTTCGACGCTTGCTTATACAACTTCAAACGAAGTTACGGGCACGGGGTACAGCGCGGGTGGCTTGGTGTTGACGGGCGCAAGTATCAGCACATCGGGGTATGTGGCGTACGTAAATTTTGCGAATGCTTTGTGGTCTCCTGCGTCTTTCACGGCGCGTTGTGCGCTGATTTACAACGCCAGTAAGTTAAACCCAACGACAAGCACCGGGCGGTCGATAGCTGTGTTGGATTTTGGTTCTGATAAGACCGCCACTGGGACTTTCCTAGTCACGATGCCAACGAACACGGCGACCTCAGCGTTGATACGCTCTTCCAATTGAGAGGCTATGATGTTGCACGAACAAGTAAATACGACTGATGTGGTCTCAAGCGGACTGATTGCCGGGGCGCAGGCGCCCGAGGGTGCGATTGCCGTTGGTCGTTACAAGCTTGAATGCCGGGACAAAGATGGCAACCTGAAGTGGGTTGCGGAAGAAGACAATCTCGTTGTGAACGTCGGTCTTCAGTATATGGCGGGTGTAGCGCTAACGTCCACGGCACAGATTACCACTTGGTATCTTGGTTTGATCACCGGTCCCGGTGTGACGACTAATGCTGCTGATACGATGTCTTCAAAAGGCTGGACAGAGTTCACGGGGTACAGTAACTCAACACGGGTTGCACCTTCTCTTACCGCTGCAACAAACGCAAATCCGTCGGTGGTTACGAACTCGGGTACGCCTGCCAACTTCAACATCAATGCTACGGGTACGGTGGGCGGAGCGTTTTTAACGTCTAACGACACTAAAGGCGGCACGACTGGGACTCTGTTCTCTGAAAAAGCCTTCTCTAGCCCTGGCGACCGAGCCGTTGTTAGTGGCGATGTGATCGCAGTTACCTATACCTTCTCGCTTGCTGGTTAAGGATGAAATGTGGCCGAAGGCGGATGGGGTTCTGGCGCGTGGGGTCAGGCCGGTTGGGGTAATTCGGTTTATGACCGAGATGTCACTGAGGCGTCTACCGCCTCTGATGATGTTGCATCCGCTGTTACGTTCGCCTCTTCGGTTTCTGAATCTGCCACGGGTACGGATGCTGTCAGTTCGGCGGCTACGTTCGTTTCGTCCGTCAGTGAAACAGCCACAGGCACTGATGCAGTTGATGCGGCGGCTACGTTTATATCCTCTCTTTCAGAGTCCGCATCAGGCGCAGACGACATCAATGCAGCCCAAACCTTTAGTTCATCTATTTCAGAGGCCGCGTCAAGTACAGATGCAGTTAGTGCAGCCCAGACGTTTAATGCTCAAGCCAGTGAGACCGCAACAGGGACAGATGATGTTTCTTCCCTTGGGATTCTTACGGGGGGCATTTCTGAATCTGCTACAGGCACTGATGCAGCAACAACATCTACAACCTTTGCATCATCTGTTAGTGAAACCGCTTCTGGGGTGGATGCTGTTGCCAGTTCGGCTACTTTTGGGGTTGTGGTTAGTGAAGCAATCACAGGTTTGGACCTTTATGCCGCCGCTGCCAAGTTTGTTGCGTCAATTGTTGAATCGGCTACAGCTACGGATCTTGTACCAGGGGGCAAGCTTTGGGAACTTATTGATGACTCCCAGACTGCGAACTGGCAGAATATAGATGACAGTCAATCTTCAAATTGGGCACTGATTGACAACACGCAGACCCCTAATTGGCAAACGATTGTTGCAGCACCGGGGGGTTGGGGTGAAGGCGCCTGGGGTAGTGGAGGTTGGGGTGGTGGTAACCCAGTCTCAGTCTGGGTCGATATTGATAATCAGCAAGCCCCTGTGTGGGTTGAAATTGTGACGTAAGGATAGATCATGGCAACCTCATACACGTCGCTTCTTGGTCTGGCTCTACCGGTCACGGGTGAGCTTCAAGGAACTTGGGGCGATGTAGTTAACAACTACATAACATCCTATATTGATGCCTCGGTTGCAGGCACACAAACCATCAGTGGTTCCCAAACAGCTGTAACCCTCAGTGTTACAAACGGCACAAGCTTAACTACGGTTGGCTCGGGCGCGACGGGCTCTGCTCAGTTTCAGATTATCAACTGCACGGGGAATCCTGGGGGGTTGCTTACCATCACAGCGCCTGCGTCCAGCCGTCAGTACATCATCATTAACGCCACTTCGACTAACCAGTCAGTAAAGATCGTAGGTTCAGGCCCCACGACTGGCGTTACGCTTGTTGCTGGTGAGAAAGCTCACGTTGCTTGGAACGGCTCTGACTTTGTCAAGATTGCTACGCAGAGCGGGAATGGCGATTTTGTTACGGTAGATACCACGAACCTTGAGGTCACCAACATAAAAGCAAAAGACGGCACTGCTGCTCTGACCCTTGCTGACTCGACTGGTGTTGCAACGCTATCGGCTAATCCGATCCTGAATGCTGGTACTGCTAACGGTGTTGTCTATCTCAATGCTAGTAAGGTAGCTACGAGTGGTAGTGCGCTGACGTTTGATG